TGTATGAATGAATATGGACTTCGCAAGGTTGTGTACTCATAATATGAAAACGGAAGAATATGAATCAATATAAGGAATACAATGGGTCATTTCTATATTCGTTTCTTCCAGTCTGGGAAAGAGACCGATTGGACAAGCTTTCCACCCGAAGATTTAGAGTTTATCCTTGAAACATTGTTTGATATGTGTGGTCCGACATATCATACAGAGGGATATTTCGATACATATGAACGAGACGACCAGTTGTGTTTAGTCTATATGCTGTATGGGATACCCACACCTCTTCCAAAGGAACTCACCACCAAAACTATTGAGTTTGGATGGGGAACCTCTCGTAAGGAACTGGCTGTACTAGGTGATGTTCTACCTATAGAGGATGATACTTCGGTTCAGGTTACGTATGCCTAGACTGCTTATAAAAGTCCTCATAAGACATAGGTGGAACTGGAGGAGCACCGTTTGAAATGACATGGGGTACAAACCGATTAAAAAGCGTCTGACCCACATGGGCATGGGCTATCTCAGGAGTGATTTCTCCTTTTTCCATCTTTCGTTTCAGCTGTAACAATTCAAAAAAGGTCTGGTCTAACTTATCTTCAATATGTAATTGAAATAAGCTAGGATAGTTGAAGTACAGAGTCACATTCTCATTTTTTATAGTTTCTTCATACACAGGTGTTCCCTTGAGCCTCGTATGTCTTTTCTTACTTGCATCCATCGTATGAACAAGTGCTTGAATTTGTGTCGCAGTAAGAATCTTATCATTAATTCCAACAACTCCTTCGGCAACCTCGTCTTGTGTCAATTCCCGTGCTTGCATTGCTTATTGAGAGACTATATACTTTAAATCAGAAGTTCACGCAGTTTTTCCATGAGAACATCGCATTCCCTCTCTTCTGTCATGCCTGTAAGAATAATATTTCCAGTTCGGAATACCTTTGCAATCCATTTGACATCCGGAAAGTATATCTTCACAGCAGGATATACGGCAGGTTCATAGTTAGTCTTGATTCCTTGCTGTCGCAGACGTATATGAAGACTATCTCTCGATAGATTGTCTATACCTACGAGCTTGGTCTTGTAGTTCATAAGAACAACACGACGATGTTCGGGTGTCCATGTACCTTCTTTCATAGCATGAGGAGTGGTTGCCGAAATATGCGATTGGAGTCGTGCCACAACGTCTCTATCATACAGCTCATGGAGTACTCCTGTTATATGAAATACACCATTTTGGAATATTTTAACGGTAATCTCTTTCTTCCTCAGTGTTCCATCTCCGTCGGACAGTATAACCAATGTAATACTGTTGTGTCCAAATCCTGTGGTCTTTCGCGATTGCACAGGAACCTTACGATGACGAATCAAATCCTTACGAGACTCTCCCCTACGAAGAACTCCTTGTTTCTCAATCTTAATGATTTGTTCTGTCAAAGGAAGATCATGAACCAACACTCCCGTATCTAATTTCACGCCCATCGTGTACAGCACTACCATTGTTGTCAGTATCGGAGTGTCCATGTGGTCTTTCTGTGTAGACCCAATCTATTTCGTTTTTCCAGCTGTGAGAAAATGCCATTGGAACATGGCTTATAACAAGGCATTGGAACTTTCGAATTGCCTTTCGAAGAATGACCTCTTCATGAGGTGTCAACATCCATCCTTCCAGATATCCGAACCAAAGTGTAGTGTCTTCTTTCTGATGATGAACAATATCCTGAACGCTCTCTGCAAGTTCTTGTAAGGGAGTACAGGACAAATCTATTGCATGAGATGGGCGTGGATGAGGGTATGTGTACACGGTCAACATTCTCAAGGCTTTAGTTCATTCCGTTGGGCAACTGTAAGTCTACACGAACAATCTCCAGCGAGCGTAGGAGGATCCCCACATACATTGCAACAAGATGCGGTATTCCACCCTCGCTGGTAATTGTTCTTTTGAGCTTGGATAGCTGCAAGTTGTGGATCAGTTCGGAGTTTATCATTGTACTCTGGAAATGTACTAGATGAATAACATACTTGTTGAATCTGTGATGGCTTCAGGTGTCTCGGGAGTTCAGATTGTGCCACAGCTTGTCCTGCCTCAAATGCCTCAAATATAGACGTATCTTGTACTGTATGTGCCTTTGCGTAAAAAGAACGGACCTGTGTGCTAGGTGCGTTCAAGACAAGAACACCTGCAGACGCGGGCGTTTTGCTCTCTAAGACTGTCGATGCAGCTATCCTCTTCACTATTTCTGTTTGATGACTCGCATCGCGACGAGGACGTGTATCTACAAACATAGGTAGTCTTTGTTTCTGTCTGTTCAGGTACTCACTGTATGAAGACATTTACTCTTTCTCGACAAGGAAATTCTCCTTAGACACCGGGATGGGTGAGGAAGTGTCGTCTACAACACTCACGTGTGAGTCCAATTTCATCCATAGCCCGACCTTCTGCAGTTTTCTTTGTGGTCACGGTGAGATATACCAACTCATCCTTTTCAGGTCTACCGTCTTCTACTCGATTTCCTTTGACAAGCTCTAGGAACTTCTTCCATTTCCCTGCGATAGGCATGTTACACGAGTAGCATCTGACGGGTATTGGGAAATCCATTGTATATGTCTCTTATTATCCATACCGACTTCCGTTTTTCTTGTCTACCGAAGAAACAATGAAACGACAACATATTGTCATAGGTATCCTTGCTGTCCTTCTTGTACTTCTCTTTCTTATGATGGGAGTCCAACAACAAGCATTCCCAGGAGTTGTAGATTTACAAGCTCGTGTACAACAGGATCTAGCAAATGAGAAAAAGAGATTTCTCCCTCACAACAGTGTAGATATTTCTATGGCTATGAAACTGATTACACACGAGGAACCGAATATGCTAGCACCACCGGCACTCCAACCACCCTTGTTATTGTTCGCTCCTTCTGAAGAAACATTGGCAAGACTCTCCGGATCACCACATGACTTCTAGTTCCTGTGCCGACCAGTACTCTGCGGTACCATTTGGCATCTGGCGACGAATGAGGAAGGGTAGCTTGCGTTGATCAATTTCTCGTCTTGCTACATTCCATACAAACATTGGATCACTTGTCTTGAGTCCATCTAGACTGACAAGTGGTTTTGATCCATGTGCAAGTTGTTCTGCTCGCATTGCAAGAAGAGCTGTGAACTCGTACTTAGTAAAGTACTCCCGAGTGATACGTGGTTGTGCAATTGCCTCGACTACTTGGTTTCGAAAGACCGGCTTGACTTCGGGATGTTCGTCCATTGTTAATGTACCGAATCTTTTGGCCGAAAATCTTCCGTTTTACATAAATGCCATATACTCCTGATGCGTCCGTCGTGACTCGTTTCGCACGTGTGAATGCCACAGTCCCCACCGAACCCACAATTAAGTCAAGAACTTTCATCGCTTCGATAAAGGGCGGGTATTTGACTGCTATCCTCCGGAACACACAGGAAGGGCAACGAATCATATTCAAGCAGTCTCTCCTCGCTCCTCCAATCTGGAAGTCGCCGCAGTTCAACGGAAGGTTTTTCGTGAAGTAAAACAATGCCGAACATCTCTGCTTCTGAGTACACGCAATATCTCAAGTACAAAGCCGCTGCTACATCGTACACAACCGGGCCGCCACGTATGGTTCATATCACAGATCAGGTATCCCCGACGACCACGATCGTAAACTCCTTCCTTAAGGCAAGTGAGGCTTCTTTCCGGGTAAATCCACAATCGTCTGTGATTACAGGTCTGAATTACGTAAAGGCGCCTACTCCTGAACGAACAAACCATCCAAATGCGCTGAGCACATTGTCATGGGCATCCGGAGCTCCTGGAACTACATCTTCTAAGTTCCAACAAGCAGGTGGTCTTCCAGCCAAAAATGTAGTTGGCACATACACTCGTCTGCCTCAACATGCAGGATGGATACAGGGCAATACTGTATCCAGTGGTCCTAAGCTTTTCTAACCCCGCGCAAACTGCTTCCACGTCGTATCGCATACAGTACATTGGTAAAACCAAGCTACATTCACTGCATCAAGCTTGATTCCTACAATAGAAGAGTCCTTGCCTCGGGTCGCACATGCGGCATTAGGACACACCATAGTTGTAAATCTGGGAAGGGTTGGGTCATACTTTAGATAGGGATTTATAGAATACTGAACAGATGTATCCTGTTGTAAATCATGTTCGTATACAACGGGTTTCTCCTTTGTTATCTGCTCTTCATACGGGCAACTCCTACATTTTAGAAACGCCTTCTTTTCACGCTCCTCAATAGAATATAGAAAGTTATTACACTGTGTACAGAACTTCATTATGCTAGCTCCTTGTTAGACTCTATGATATTCATTTTGAAAATCAGAAACGTGAGATCAAAACGTATGTTTAGTAAGAAACTAACCGAGGCTAGTATTACAGGAATGCCTACCAAACTTGACTTATTTCTCAATGGAAACCCCAATGGAAAATCAGACCGAGAAAAGGTAGGAAGAATGACAGGAAAGGGACAATCCTATACAATCAATCGAATGGGTGATTATGATCATTGGATGGTAGATTCAGATGATATGGGAGAGTTTTACAGGTTATATTATGCAAATATCTTGAATGGAGTTCCAATGTACTTCACAGAACGGTGCACTCCTATCGGTCAACATCGTATCGATATGGATTTCAAGTATGATGGTATTGTCGAGGAACACAAGCACAAACGAGAGCAAGTCATTGCCTTTGTCAAGGCATATATGGAGGAAGTTAAGAAGTTGGTGATTGTCAAGGATGATATAGAAATATGTGTTCTAGAAAAGGATTTCCCAACATACGACAAGTCAAAACACATATCTGCTTCTGGAATTCATATCCAGATCCCTGGCATTAAGTCCAGACCTTCCGTAGAAGAGACCGTTCGTCGTATGTTGATTCGGCGTATGGAGGACTTCTTTCCTGGTCTCGGTCTACGCGATGACTGGAACAAAGTGTATGATGTCAGCCCGTTGAACCATAATGGTCACTGGCCAATCCTAGGCTCGAAGAAGAGTAATGATGGAGCTCTTCCATACAAGCTTCGGTATCGTCTAGATTGGGATTGTACGACTGGACATATCAGTGTAGATGAAGATGTTCCACTCATTCCCACCATCGAGTTAATTCGGACATTGTCGACTCGTTCTCTCGCCTCTGAGGAGACGCCCTTGACAGAGGAAGGTGAGAAGATATGTAGGGCTCCTGTCACAAGTGACAATCCAGTTCCTCGTGGACGCACATCGTCAGCACGTGATGTAAGTCCTAGATCATCCTCCCCAGGTCGTCAGTATATTGAGCCCTTGACCGTTGTACGTGAACAGTACATTCGCGATCATATCTTCAATCTCAAGTCTGAGCGCTTCACAGATTACAAGATGTGGACTGATACTGGATTCTGTCTCAAGAATATCCATCCCGATCTTGAGGAGGTGTTCAAGGATTTCAGCGAACAGATTAATGCAGTCAAGCCCGGAACATACAATCAGTCCGAATGTATGAACAAATGGAATACGTTTGGATTTCGGGTGGAAGGAGACCGGTTGAGTGAAAAAAGCTTACGTTATTGGTCTCGAGAGGACAACAGGGATGGATATGAGGAGATTGAACGATGGAATGTAGACAAGTTGGTAGGTGACGCAGCCAGTACAGCCACAGACTATGATGTATCGATGGTAGTTCATGCAAAGTATCGCGATGAGTTCCGATGTGCATCATACATCAACAACGACTGGTACTACTATGTTGGTCACATATGGCGTAACTCAGAAAAGGGCGTTGAGCTTCTAAAACGTCTATCCTCTGATGTTGCCAAGATATTTCTAGAGAAGGAACTGATAGAAGGTGAGAAACTACGCACTCTAGGTGGGTGCTCACACAAGGAATTTGACCCCGAATGCGATGTGTGTAATGCAGAAGCACAGAAAAAGAGATACTCTGTAGTGCGTATGAAGTTGAAGACAACTGCATTCAAGAATAATATTATGCGAGAATGTCAGACTCTCTTCTTCGATTCAGAATTTGCAAAGAAATTAGATGACAACAAGCAGTTGATCGCATTCAACAATGGTGTATTTGATACCCTCTCACAGACATTCCGAGAAGGAAGACCCGATGACTGTATCAGTTTGTGTACCAATGTAGAGTTCAATCCCGAGATCAAGTACAATAGGATGGCATGTTGGGAAGAACTCAAATCATTCATAGACAAGATTCTTCCCATCCCGAGTGTTCGTATATTCTTCATGAAGCATCTTGCCACTTGTTTATCAGGTGTCTTCCAGCCCCGTTTCAGTATCATGACTGGCAATGGTTCTAATGGAAAGTCTATGTTAATGAACCTAATGTCAACAGGCATGGGTGACTACTGTTACAAGGTCAATGTGGCGATGTTTACACAGAAGCGTGGTAAGTCTGGGTCTGCTGCTCCCGAACTGATTCGTATGAAGGGGAAACGATTCGTTATGATGTCGGAACCTGATGAACAAGAACCTCTGTCTACAGGTATTCTTAAGGAACTCACTTCTTGTGAGAAGGTATCTGGTCGCGATCTCTTTGCAGGATCGAAGCATATCATAGAGTTCGACGTGCAAGCAAAGTTTCATCTTGCGTGTAATGAGAAACCTCCCGTGAATACCACCGATGGTGGCACATGGCGTAGGTTGAAGGTGGTTCACTTTCCATCCAAGTTTGTTACAAACCCTGAAGGCCCTCATCAATATCTCGTCGATGAGAGTATTCAGCAAAAGGTTCTGTCTTCTGAATGGGCAACTTGCTTTATGAACTACTTGGTTCACTTGTACATCGAAGGTAAGGGACTCCAGCGATTGTCTCCACCTGCTGAAGTAGATGGCTATACACATGAGTACCAAGATGATTCCGATATTATTGCTCGATTTCTTCGGGATTATGTTCACCCATGCGAAGTTACCGAGGATCAAGAGCCTGTTCCATGGACAGATGTGTCATCCACCTTCCAGGAATGGAAGCGTCAGAATGAACTTAGTTATCGTGGAAGTGCGACAGATTTGAAGAAGAGATTAGAAGATCGGTATGGGAAGGCTCGTAGAGGCGGATGGCATGGATTTACTTTCGGGAACGTCTAGACGTACGCTTTCCACTTCGACGGGTCTTCTTACCTCGTCTATTCCCACGACCTCCTTGTACACTGTCTGTAGTAGATATAGTGCCAGACGGGGCAGGGAGTGCCCTCTCTGCGTCCTCAAGTGTCTTCTGGGCAACCTCTAGCTCTTGCTTTTTTTGCTCTACAACAGCCTGAGCAGCAGTTACTGCTGCTTGAGGATCGGCAGGTCCAAACGGATTTGGGAGCGAGCTGAACATACCCGCCATTGTTTTACTTCAGTATTTTTTCATTTACTCCCTGGCACCTGCTCCGATCTTGGACAGGTAGTATGTCCGGAGAACACCGATAGCATAGACGACTACCGCGAATGAGATCATGAGCTGAATGGTCGCTGTCAGAAGCTCTCCTGTCTTCAGAGTGACACCTCCGACGACAACAACAGAGTCTGTTACACCCTTGCTACCCAGTGGCGCAAGGAGTGGGGCGACGATACCATCCGTCAGTGCAGTGAAGAATCTGGACACCACATTGCCCAAGTAAAAAGCAGCAGCCAAGATTATGATGTCTTTCGTATCTAGCATTTTGTTTGTAAGGATGGATATTCTTTTGGATGAAATGAGTAATGGATACGAGGTTCTGGGGACCAAGTAGTTGGCAACTTTTTCATCTTATTGCCTTCCGATCCGCGAATCCCCATGATGTGCTCGACGACATGAAAAATATTGTGCCTTGTAAATATTGCCGTCAGTCAACTACACAGTACGTCAACGAGAGTCCTCCTAAGAAGCCTTATGGGCGGTGGCTCTATGACATTCATAATAAGGTGAATGAAAAGCTACGGGGGCAATGTCAAACAGATACAAAGGTTATATGTCCCGAGACCAATCCAACCTTTGAAGAGGTACGTGACCGGTATGCAACTCTTCGTGCCACGGCTGTTCCGGGACGTGATTTCTTAATGGCAGTCGCATATAACTATCCTGCAGCACCGACTCCTACAGAGATGAAAACACAGGAAGACTTCCTTCGTCATCTTGCGGAGTCGTATCCATTTGATCATCTGCGGACTATCATGCAAAAGTATCGGAAACCCACTCTACAAAACCAGAAGGTATATACGAAATGGATGTATGGATTGATGAAGATCCTTTCAGATACAGTACATCACTCCATCAAATCTTACAGAGGATACATGGCACATCTATCGTTTTACAAGAGCGGTTGCTCACGTAAGACGTACAAGGGAAAAACATGCCGTCGCTTGGCAGGAGGTGGATATACAAAAGATAGAAAGCAATCTATGACTCGTCGAGTTTCACATAGGTCTCTTCTATAGGAGTACAATGGAAGGATTCACCGGTATAGCAATAGCCTGTATTGTTATTTGTATCATGGTTTCTTGGATTTGGTACTGTCGGCGGCCTCCATCTGACGAATATGTTTAGAAGAGTAACACGTGTCTTTCCCCCGTGCCTTGTCTTTGGCAGATTTCTTAGTTTCCTTTCGAGTCTTTGGTTGAGAATCCATAGAATGTCTTAGTCATAGACATCATTGTTTCCATTTTAATAGCCATACCCAGCACCCCTGCGGCTCTTGCGGCTCTTGCGGCTCTTGCGACCCTTTCTTGTCTTCCGACGACCCCCTAGCGTAGGTTGTGATCCTTCGTCCAAACCACCAGTAGGAAGACCTACGGAATCTTGACCCTCTACTGCACCCATAGGTGGGTTCCCCGCCTCCTGTGACACCTCTCCTCCCATCATATGGTTTCCACCCTTGGCCTTCTTGTATGTCTTGGCTGCCATCTTCAGCACAGCAGACAGAGGCTTCCCCTTGTTTGCCTTCATGGTTTTCTTGACATGAGACATCCATGCACTACGCTTCTTACCACCTGCTTGTTCGTCGGCCATTTATTAGACGCGCAGGAAAGTTTCGCGTTGGAGAGGCTCTGGTTTTTCACGGAACCCACCCCCAGTGGTGTCGTATAGATTCCACTGACATCCCATGAACATAGGTTTATCCCATTTCTCATTCACAACTTGTAGATCAGGGTCAGGTGAGACTAGTACAATATTGTTTCGTGTGTATCGAAGGAGTTCCTTTTCATCACGAGGATGCACTGCTTGTTGATACGTGAGGCGTCGTAGGCCAGAATGATTCCAAGACATATTGACCAGCGGTTCTAGGGTTGTTCCATGAATAGTTCCGCCAGAAATGATAACCACTTTTCCTTTGAGTGAATCCAATGGCACAGTACCAGACATAGTTTGTGTCGAAATGAGTCGGCGTCGTACAGTCGTTAGCAGATGTTCTGCAATACGATTCAATGTGATTGTCTTTTCTGTATGAGGAACAATCGAGAACAAGAAGGGGTCTTCAGATGGAAAGGCATCATTTGCAATGAGGATACAGACCTGTTCAAATGTGATATTGTCCGACGCATAGTCATACCCCCCATTTTGTGGATGTACCGCAACAACAGGTTGATCCTGTTCATCTGCATAGACATGAACTTCTAATAGCCTCACACCTCGGGCTAATGCGGTAGGAATATCTTGGAATACTGAACCGGGTGCATAGTAATCACATAGACGTTTTCGTGGTCGAACAATAGGAGCTAGACCCAGTGACTCATCAAACAAAAGATATCCGATTATCAGTAGCAATAGGATACCGATGACCCACTCCATTATTCTTTCCGCGATGATTCTATTTTAGGGCTGCCCTCCATATTGAACAATAAATTACGAAACGCATTTATCACCTCATCGGGAATCCTTTCATTCATAGGTATATTCATCAGGCATGCATAGTGAAAGTACACACAGTACATACCACATTCGGAGTTTTTGTATTGATGTCGCGTCTTGTTGTATGTCATCTTCATGCCATTTGCATGAATTCCTGTTATATCCCATTGTGTTTTCCATCGTTTCATAAGAATCTGTACTTCTTTCTCAGGTTTCTCTGCATAGGAGTCAAAGTACGTGACTCGTGGATACTCTAATTCCGGACGTATATCGCAAAATACAGCTACCCAATGTTGTCCAGGTCCATCGTGCGGATCTGTGTTGATGACAATCCCGATTCGATGTTTTCCCTTGTCATATAGATCTTTGAGATTTATAGAACATAGGGTAGAAATGAGACACGTTTGTGTCTTGGACTTTAAGTCAAAATCAATGGGAACTGTGCCAATATAGTAATAATCTGGAAACAGCTCTACATAGCTTTTTTCAATTGCGTCAATATCGTCGGATGACAGCCATTCATAGCGGTTTAACATCCATTCCTTTGGTGCCTTGGGTCGTCGTAACAGGCTAGCAACAATACACTCTGCACGTCCTGTATGGCATTTTTCACGAAGACGAGACTGAAGTGATTTCCATACAGTGTCTGTCGGCTGTTTCGGGATAGGGTTCTCCTTCGGATGTTCTTTGTTGTACACTTCGCGGAGTCTTTCTATGGACTCTTCGTCGAAGATAGCCATTCTTCTTGTTTTATCTGTATACTATAAGAATGGCAACTAAGATTCCAACGGATATGATTGTCGTTGCGGCATCCCACGGATGCACATTGCTATATAATCAGAAGGTCCAAACATTCAAAGTGCCCGAAGGTATTACACTTACCCTTGTAAGCGCAACAAGGCCAGGGATAGTTAATGTAACAACCACAGAGGGAGTAGATAAAGTCGTAAAATCTGCGATAAAAAATCCAGACAGCGTACTATCTGCTCTGAAGCGTACGGAACCCGATCTGATGAACAGCATTAATCAGCAACTGAAAGATCCCACCATGAGTACAGATCAATTGACACAATATATCCAATCACGAATAAAGGACCCAAAGTCCTATGAGTTAGCCCCTGGAGATAATGTAGCAGAAAAAATATTTTCACGGAACCCATACGAAGCAATGTATCGAGCGTTCGATTACAGACTAAATGTCATCAATATGCCCGGCAGACCCGATTTGTTTGATTTGTTACGTAACAGAGTATCGGGACCTACAGCAAACACTCGATTCCAAGCATCCCAGGATGGACCACAAATCAAGTTCTCTCTCCTTCTTGACATCCTAGTGCTGGAAGGTGTTAAGAATCTTACTTTCTATGATCTATCATGTTCGGTATTTCAGCATGAAGACCCCATGTATACGTCAAGTAGGGCAGCACGTGATGCTGCCCGTGAGTATACTGGAAATATGATGAATCAAGCGAAAGCTACTATGAGGTCGCAGAATATGAGTCGGTATGATACTGGGAAGAACAAATTTGGTGGAAAAAGGAAGACTCGTCGCGTTCGAGGGAAAACGAATACTCATCGGACAAGAAGACGGAAAGCATACAATGGATACACTAAAGTCCGTTCTCGCACGGTACGTCGGCATTAGCAAGCGTTTGATGGATATCAATGGACAAGCAAAGGATGCTCGCGATGATCGACGCTCTATAGAGATGGATTTAATCGCCGTCTATAATGAATCGGCACATACATTACCCGACAAGATTGATCTTGACAAGTCAAAGATGGTGTTTATTGTGAAAAAGCCAGGTCAATGGAAAAAGGGTTGGGGTCTTTCCAAGAAACAATTAGAGGTCTATCTAAAAGACATTCTACCCGAGCATGGAGAAGATGTTATGAAGGAGATTGTGAGGCGTCATGAGAGGACTCTTATCGCGGATGAGTATTCGTTTGAGCTGAAAGCCATGGGAGAGCAAACCGAATAACAATCTTACAAGATATACATTCGTTATGCGAACCTCTTTGTGTGACATCAATAGAGACAGATGCACCTGGGAAGTTCTTCATATAGTCATACATAAGTCCGAGTACTTCATTGTCTACATCGCCAAAGATGGTGTATATCTGTGGTAAAGTCTTTAAGGTGTAATTAAAGTACATACGGCCGTTTTTTTTATGAATGCTATCGTTGATTTCAGACGACAAACATTGGACGATGTCCATTGGATCGCGAATACCTGTTAGCACAAACTCGGAGAGTGATTGTCTTCTTGTGTCCAAGGCATGCTGCGAGAAGCTAATCAATGTATCTTCTGTAATAGGGAGTTCCATTGTACTATTTCATTTGTATCGACGGATATGATTCCGTTTTGAGGGGCGTTGCGAGTGCTATTCGGAGTTCTTGTAGCATCTCTTGCATTTGTTTGATATCGTCTTCCACTGCTTGAATACTCCGTTCTACCATAAATCCTGTATGAATTCGTGTAATATAGGGAGTCATTCCACGATGTGTATGTAAGACACGAGCAGTGATAGCAGCTGAAATTTTCACCATTAAGTTATGATGTTTCCCAGAGATAATTTTACATGTCCTATAGACAAATGATTGATGCTAATATTTTTGTCCCCGTGCTTCTTTTCATCCTTCTGTCCCCCGGTGTCTTGCTGTCCCTTCCTCCAGGACAATCTCACCTCATCCAGGTTGTGACACATGCCGTCGTCTTTGGCGCTGTGTACGTGGGTCTGCGCATGGCGTTCCCACAGTTCTATTAAAACGGACGCCAGTAGGATAATATATCAACACAACAATGGAACTATACTGCCCCTATAATCCTGCGAATCGTTCTTTCACCGAAAAAGACATTCACACGATACTTCACAAACATGGATTGCCTCATTACAGAGTGAGCAACCCACGTGTGTTTCAGACTGCTATGGTTCATACAACCTATGTACGAAGAATAGACTATACAAGTCCAGATGGCAGTCTAGCACAATTGGCACCATGCCCGTCGGGGACTATGCCTTTACAAGATGAATCATATGAATGTCTAGAGTTTGAAGGGGACTCTGTGTTGGGCGTATGTGTTGCAACATACCTTCGCAAAAAGTATCCTCAGCGAAAACAGGGCTTTCTAACAGATGCCCGAAAGATGCTAGTCAATAACGAATGTATAGGTGAACTTTCTAAGAAGATCGGATTAGATGTATTCTATGTGATAAGTCGTCATAATGAGGACTGTGTTGCTATCAACGGCCGGAACAACACAAAGAAACTTGGAGATATCTTTGAGGCATTCATTGGAGCATTATGGACGGATTGTGGAAATCGATTCCATATTGTCAATAGCTTTGTCACCTCTGTCATGGAGGCATACTTAGATATCGAGGAAACTGTTCATGAGACAACAAACTACAAGGATCTGTTTCAAAAGCACTATCAGCACGAGAAGAAGGTAACACCTGTCTATGAAATGATAGCAAACGATCCAAAGAAGAATGAGATACGTGTAGTAGTATGTGATCCTGATGGAAGTCGTTTAGCATTTGGACATGGATCTACGCGGAAGAAGGCGGAACAGATGGCCGCGAAGGAAGCCCTAGGAGTCCAGACATAGACGACTTGGATTTCAGCGAGCTTGTTTGGGCAGAGAGAATAGGAACCATCACTCTTTTTATATTGTCTAGTTGCATGCGATAGAAGTCAGGTGTATAGTCATCATCAAGAACCTCGTATTCATAGTGACCGTTTGTAACGAGTCCACGAAGCATAGCCTTGTCTTCTGAGTTCAA